AGAATGCCGTTTGCCGTATCGCGGACATTGAGGCCGACATCGACCGTCAGATAGACCGGCAGATCGACCTGCGGGCACGGATCGAAACGGCGATATGTGCAATCCCGGACGGCAGGCTGCGAGACCTGATGCGGTATCGGTACATAGACGGCCTTACGTGGGAACAGATTGCGGTAGAGATGCATTACAGCTATGTCCACATATGCCGGATGCATGGGCAGGCGCTGGCTGTAATCATGTTATAGAATGTTATACTCACCCTGTGATATAGTGTACTTGTGGAAGGATGTAAAGGCGCTGCGGGAAACCGTGGCGCTTTCTTTGTGCCGGCACAGCGAGACCGGCGGGTGGGTTATGGAGGAAACATACAATGAGCAGGCTTCGTTCCTGTCCTGTTTGCGGGCGGGTTCACCCCGCAGGCGGGTGCATGCAGCCAAAGAGAACCAAAGAAAGCACGGAGCACACCAGGCTGCGTACCTGCCGCCGGTGGGATAAGACACGCAAAGCCGTCAATGAACGAGACCGGCACCTGTGTCGTGTTTGTCTGAATCTGGGAAGGCTGCAGTGCGAAGATTTGGAAACGCACCACATCGTACCGCTTGCGGA